TATATTTCCTTTATATTGAGTGATTGCCATGTAAACCTTATCATAATCAATATCTACAAACTCACCTGCTACTTCTGCAATAGCCTTTACAGCGCTAGAGAAGCCCATAGAATAGCCGATAATGTAAGAGGTGATACCTACTGCCCCTAAAAGAATAATCGTTCGTCTAGAGAGCCCTAATATCAATTTCATTGTCCTACTCCTGCCTGTGTATCGTTAGGCTGTATAGCATTAGGGTCTTTGCCTTCATCCCTTGCTAAGTCTCCACCTAAAGAAGGTGGTCTATTGAATTTAACTTTGATAGCTAATTGAGCCCATAGGTCTCCTTCTAGGAGAGTCTGCTCATAAGTATACACAGGCTCAAAGGTAAGAAAGCCTATCTTACTTGAAGACTCAGTAAAGTCCTCTGATGAGGCTATTACCTTTGGTATACCTACAGCCTGATAGAAGAAGTTTTCATAGTATCTGATAGTACTCAGTGAGTCTTGTAGCACTGGATTGGAGTCCTTTATTTCTACATTGCCTTTAGGCACAATCAGTACCTCTCCCTTGTTTATTGCTTCTTCATACTGACTTTTAAGCTTTGCTATTTTAGTTACATTGTCAGTATCTGCCTCTATTATCCTTACAGGAACTACATTCCTATGTAAGACCTTCTTCCAATCAGCCATAGCTTGATTACGAGCAAGGATAACATCCTCACATATATCGATGATTGAAGTACCATGAGTATTGTCTGCTATCCTATCGTTAGTTAGATGTAGTATTTCATGAGGTTCAAACTTCTTAACAGGCTTCTTAATCTTAGAGAGTTGTTCATACCTTATGATGACTCCTTGTCTGTTAAGGACTATCCTCATTACTGAAGGGTCTAAGACCTTGATGTTAAGCAGAGTACCTGTATCAGGGTTTCTAATTATCTCAGCAAAGGCATCTCCACCTATCTTTTTAGTCTTAATCATGTTAACTAGGATTTGGTTAAAGGTCTCCTCTCCCCAACCTGTAATGCCATCTAAGAGTACTTGAGTAGAAGTATCAGTTGAGTAACCCTTACCTGCAGTCCATATAGCTAAGGCAGTGATAGCTCTGTTAAGTTCAGGTATCTTCATGAAGTAGCCTAGCTGTTGTCCCCAATTAGAATTAACCCATGTAGTCTCATTTTGGTCTTGTACTCCATCAGTTGAAGTAGTAGCCACTGAGTAATCATCTACATTGTTAGTCATGTCACTTACAACTGCTTGGGTTATGTCTGTGTCTGCCATTAGTTAAGTTTAATAGGAGCTAGTATATAAAGTTCACTATCTACCCAATCTCCATTGGTTACTGTTAGAGGTACAGGTATACTTGTCTTACTCCTGTTCATAGGGTCATGTCCTAGTGCTGCAGCAAAGGGAGCAGCATCTACATTAGAGCCTGATATCCTAAGCCTCATTGTGTCCCCTACTTTAAATTTAGTTCTTGGAATATCTAAGTATATTGTTTTTCTACTATGGACTGATGTATCTGCAGCTATAACAAAAGCACTAAACACTACAGCTCCTGAAGCTAGTACAGTATCTACACCACCTGTAACTTTACTTAAGAAAGCTCTATAAGTCCATGGAGTGCTAGTATCTCCAGTAGTGTGAGAAGCCATTAAAGGGAAAGTACATAAGCCATCTCCATCTATAGTCAAAGTTCTTTTAATAATCATATCAAAGGTCTTGTTAATGTTAGTTCCTGCAGCTATAAAAGTAGCTCCACTTGTACCATAGACAGCTGTTGAGGTTAGAACATCCTTACCATTCAAGTCTACAGCATAGAACTTCTGTAAACCTTGACCTGTAGCAAAGTCAACAAAGTCAGTAGAGACTATTGGTGGTGGACTACTTCCATATCTCTTTATGTCATTTAAAGGCATTATGTTTCCTCTACAAAGGTCTTCTCTTTATCATCTCTTAAAATCTTAATGTTCTCCTTTACAGTATCTCTGTTGATATTGACAATGTTAAGAGCTTCTTCTACTGAGTTGTAACCACCCATATCATAAGCTATGACAGCATTAGCTGCCTTACAAGCTACAGTCTCCTCTAAGATAAACTTAACATCATCATTAAGAGTTGAGTATATATCGTTCCAGTTCTTACGAGTAGAAGCATTAACCCATGCTTCAGCTTGAGTTATGAAGTTAACATAGGCAGCACCTGAGATAGTAGTATTCCTGCCTAAGCCTGCTCTAATGAGCATTGCTCCTGAAGTACATAGTATTTCTGTCATCTTGTCTTTAAGCTCCTTGTTAGATTTTGAATAGCTGCTATAAGAGCTGCTTGTTCTACATTAGTCTCATAGAACTCACTACCAATCATAGTAACAACCTTAGCTCCTGATATGATATTTATCTTTGGTTTAACCATGTTATGCTCAGTATATGTATATATTTAAACTTTTGTCTTTCATGCTCCAAGCAGCTCTTATGAGTGCTTCAGCTACATGAGTGTAATGTCCAAATATCTTAAGCTTCTTCTCTTCGCTGATACCACCTGAATACTCATACTGCACTGACTTAAGGGATTGGAATATCTCAGGGTCAGAGAGTAACTTAATCTTACCTTGCTCCATTAATCTTAAAAGGTTGTTGTACAAATCCTCTTTCATAAGCTTCTTCATACGCTTAGGGTCATGGTCAAAGGCTCTTCTAAGGTTGTTGATAGCCTTAACCTTACGCCTAGTCTGTTCATCTTCAAGTAGGATATCAATACAGCCAACACCTATACCCCCTTCATCTACATAAATCTCCTTAAAGTCATATTGCCTGTCTAACTTGAGTATAAGCCTAGCAGACATGGTAAGCAGGGTCTTACGAGTAACAATGTTCTCAATATGGTATAAGGTATCTCCACGCTTCTCTACTACAGCAAAGACAGACTCATCATCTCCCATACGTGCAAGATCTACACCTATGTACACATTACTATCCTTATCAGGAGAAGACCTCTCAAGTACCATACAATCTTTGATAAGTGAGTCAGGAAAGTATTGTGACAAGTCATGTACAAAGAGACCTAGAAATTCCTGTTCATACTGCTTCTTGGTCATCCTCTCCTTCTCAGAGGCTAAGAACTTAAGCATACGCTCTCTCATAAGCTTAGGTCTCTCCTTAGCTACTTGCTCAGTGCTTATCTGAAACTTAGTAAAGCCATCATCATGGAAGCATCTAAAGAAGTATCCCTCTCTTCCGTAAGGAGTTGATAGTAGTATTATCTCCCCACCTGTTGTAACAAGCCCAGGAGTGATAGCTGTAAAGACTTCTTCATTAACAAAGGCAGCTTCATCTACATATAGTTGGTCTATTTGAAAACCCCTGATACCATAGCCAGTCATCCCAGTAGGCAGACAGTAGATTATAGAGCCATTTGTAAGCATCATCTTGGATTTAGTGGGCTTATCTTTGCCTTTCTTGATTAGTTTAGGGTATACTTCAGATGTGTAGGCAATAACCTTCTCAAAGAGTAGATATGCCTGTCTTTCTACTGCTGCAACTATCATAACTGTCTTATTAGAGTTCTTAACAGCATATTCAGACGCCTTACGGCTAATAATAGTCGATTTACCACATTGTCTCCCTGAACACAGTACAATATTACCCTTTGTCTCCAATATCTCCTTCTGCCAGTTATCAAGTTCTATTCCTTGGCTTTGAACTCTTTTAGTGCCCATTTAGACCTCTCTAAGAGCATATCTCCATTGACTTTAAGCATTTCTGCTTGTTTCAATAGGTTAATAGCTTCTTCCTTAGCCTTTTCCCAGTCTTGTTTAGTTAAGTGTGTCATTATAAAAAGGGGGTTATTTCCCCCCTTTGATGTTCCAAAAGTCTCCATCTTGCTCTACTTCTACAGTTTTCCCGATTAACTCTACTATCTCATTGCAATCGTAGTAAGCAAGTATCTTGCCTAGAGTGCTTTTCGAGCTAATAAAGGGAAAACCCTTTGGTAGGAAGAGGTTTACATGGATAGTTGAACCATCTGAGCCATTTATCACTATTTGACTCCTTTTGGTCTTCCCATGTCTTGTCTCTACTTCTTTTGGTGGATGTATAGCTGCTACTACTCCTTTTCCTTCAGGTAAGGCTTGGTTTAGCTTAGCTCCTTGCATCCAATCGTTTATGTCTTTTTCCATATCCTTCATCTCCTTAGTTTAGTCCTTATACCTATCTCCTTAAGGAGATAGTCTTTATGTATAAGATTAAGAAAGGGAATAGGGACTAAACAAGAAGAATCAGGATATAAGAGTATTCTTAAGGTATTAGGTATATCCTTACTCCTTATCCTATAAGGTGGTGCTAGGATTGTCATTTCTTCTTTTCTCCTTTTAGTAAGTAAACAGTTAGCCAAATGTAACCTGCAGGTGGGAAGACTATTAGCCAGAATAGTAACCAACCGAGTTTCATCTTGATATTGTAATAGTTTTAGTTTTTAAATT